TCAGGCTTGTTTAGGGTCTTCATATCCCTTGTAGTTTACTTCTCCATATGTCTTGAAGTTAATTATCTTTTCCCCAGCCCATTCATTAATTGTATTTGCAATACGTGCTTGCTCTGGAACAATTTCGTTATACCAAAATGCTTCTCTTGCTTCACTGATTGAACCAAATCCGCCAGCATTTGATGGGATGATTCCAAGCAGCTGTGGAGGAGTACGGAATGATGCAAGAATATCATCACGTGTAATTGCCTTGATGTTATGAAACTCATCTTTAGCAGCCAGTTCACTAATAGGGATAAGTTGAAGTCCATCTTTCTTTCCACCAGGCGCATGCAGGAAAAGATTACGAAAGTTTCCTGGACCACGTGAATCTTTCATAGCCTGTTTAATTCCCTCCACATCTTCATCATCTATTTGGGTATCAGTCATATATAAAATAAAACCAGCATGAGATCCATTATTATAGTATTTGCGCCGGAATAGAGTCGCCGATTCATTAAGCCATGCTGATTGCAATGCTGACATATATTCCGGTACGCCATATATTTCCTGATTAATGTCCGTTGTTTTTACACAGCAAACACTTCCTGGAGCGAACTCATGTTCCTTATACCCTTCAGTCAACATTAGATATTTATTAGGTTCCTTCATGCGTCGCATATATTTCCCCATTACCCCTCTGAACTGCATAGGTTCATTAAGTTTATTATCAATTCGCTGAAGATAACCATTACCAAAAACCAAATTATCCATCACCATTCGTTCAAAACTTGCTGAACTCAGTAATCGATGTGATCTAAATGCTGAAACCAATTGGTTCTTTTTATAGATGATTGCAGTAGAAAGATAGGGAGTTGCAGCAAATGATTTGGCCAACCCATTTAAACTAACAGGTGGTTCATAGTAGCTGCCATTTAGCCAGGTCTCATAATATTGAGATATATCATGTTTATTGAGAACCGGCTCAGGATCTCCAAAGGTAAAAGCCTGGACTTTACTGTCAGACATTTAATAAATCTCCATAGTGGATTTTTTAGAACTTCCGTCGTTATCAAGTGACAACGGCTCATTAAAGAATGCATGGAAAATTGCAAAAGCCAGATCCGCATGACCAATGTTTTCAGCTCGTGAAGCTTCAAATGTCATTTGTTTCTGGGAAGCTGTTAGTGTCTTTTTAATTGCCATCAATGATTGAGCTACTTCAGTCGCACCAGCATCAAATTCGAATCGGCCTTTGTTAAGAACATCCATACCCTTCATGACTAACTGAGTTTTGACATCAACCGAATATGTGAATGTAGTTAAATTTGGGAAAAACTCTTGTACTAATTGAGCAATACCAGTCCCCATGCCAGATTTATCCATCCCAATGTAAGCGACTCGATATTTTTGGCAGATCTTTTTAATAAATGCTGCTTGGCTGGCAAAATCCATTCCTTTGAATTGATGGTGTTCTAGTAATCGGAATTTGTTATAACCAGGTTCAGGCGGTGCAACCACAACAAGGCCTGCACTGTCCCCAGATTCTGCTGGATCATAACCAACCCAAACAGGCTTATTTCCAAAAGGTCTTATAGCTAATGGCTTAAAATCCTTCGTCCACAACTCCCATGAATCCACCATACATGGTTGGATGATGCTAAGTGGAAATACGCTCTGGCCATCATCCACAAACTCACACATGTATAGATTAGCGAACTCATCTGCACTGTTTTCAGCAATCAGTTCTTCAATATCAAAAAGGTTACAGCCTTGTCTTTCTGCATCATAAATATTGACGATATGACGCCACATTTGGTCATTGCAGAGAGCACCATTTCTTAAAGCATCATGGCTGGTATCAATCTCAACTTGTTTATCTTTTGAACGACCTTTGTTAAATGCTTCACCAGTCCAGAATTTATAAGCTTCATGTGATTTACTGGATGGTGTAGAAAAATAAGTCTTTTTATATTGTTTCTGAGCAGCCATTGCCGATGCCACTTTTTTAAGTGTGGCAAAGCCATGTACCCAGAAGAACTCATCAAAATACAAATCACCATGATAGCTTTGAGCGGTCTTAGCGTTTGTACTAAGGAAAATGAGTTGAACTGTTTCATTTGTAGGCAAAGTGATGGTGATTGGATCCCCTTGTAGATCCACACCGATTGATTGAAGAACAAAGTCTTTAATATAGGTTTTAAAGCCGTGTGCCTGGGCTTTCGATGCCGAAAGGAAAATCTGATTTCGACCAGTAGTTACTGCCTTGATTAATGCTTCACGCGCAAAATAAAATGTCGCACCAATCTGACGGGATTTTAATAACGCTCTATTTCGTTGTTCACGAGCGCGGTACCAAACCTTTTGATACTCAAACAAGCCATCGTCAAAATCTTCAAGTAACTTTTCAATTTGTTCTTCTGTAAGGACATTTTTAGCAGTCGGCTTACGTGGTCCAGCTGTTCTATTTTTTAAATTTGGATTTAGATCTGCTTCATTTCCACCATTGTTATATTTATTAATTTTGGCCATGCGCTCCAGTTGGCGCATAAGCAAATCTATCTCTTTAAAATCATTTGGAGTTTTCTTTTCAAGAATAATTAGTTTAACTAATTGTGCTTCTAATGCCTGGGCAACACGACCTTCCGGAGCTTGTTTTTCCCATTCATCTCTGGCCTTCCAAGCATGCACATTTTTATCATTTTCATTTAAGTATTCTGCAATCGAGCTGATTCGCCACCCCATCCAGTATAAGAACTTTGCTAAGAGGCGGTTATCAAAAGTCAGAGGCGGATTTTCAGTTTTCGTATTCATTGGCTCATTAAGCCAATTTCAAATTATTGATTCATTTACGTGGCATTGTGAAAACTGTTTTCACAAGTAGGTTTTATTGATTCTTTTTCGTGTAATTCCGATTCTGCTTACTACGTAAATTATGAATTTTTTTTAAATATAAGCAGGATTCATCCCTAATGAGTAAGAAATCCAAATTCTTCCGAATTGCTGTTGCAGGAGCAACAACAGATGGCCGAGTGATTGAACCCGAATGGATTCAACAAATGGCCAAAAATTATAATCTTTCAGTTTATACATCACAGGGTAATATTGAACATATCCGTAGTGTGTTGCCAGATAGTCCTTTTGGAAATTATGCAAAAATTTTAGCATTGAAAGCCCAAGAGGACATGATAGGTGATCAAAAGAAATGGGCGCTTTACGCTCAATGTGAAGCCTATGACAACTTACTTGAGCTGCATGAAAAGAAACAAAAGCTGTATTGCTCAATTGAAGTAAATCCTAATTTTGCTGATACCAATGAAGCATATTTGATGGGCCTTGCCTTTACAGATACCCCAGCTTCATTAGGTACACAGGTTATGGAATTCGCTTCTAAAAATCCTGAAGCAAATCCATTCATCAATAAAAAACAGCAAAAAGACAACTTGTTCACTGCTTCACAAGAAATTGATCTTCAATTTGAAGAAGAGTCTCCTGTTTCAAATTTATTTTCTAAAGTTATTGACTGGCTAAACCCAAAACAAGAAGAACAAAGCCAAAAAAATAATGGCCAGTTCAATGAAATTGCGAAGTCAGTTGAAGAAATTGCCAAGACCTTTGGCAATACTGTTAAAGAGCTAACTGAACTTAAAGAGAATCATTCAAAACTTCAAAATGAGTTCAAAGAACTTAAAACAAAATTAGGCCATGAGCCACATCCACAAACACCACCTGCTCCAGAAAGCATCGGTAATTTCTCAGAACGAGTTGAGTACTAAAAGTCATGCAAAATTTAACACGTGAAAAATACACTGCCACAGTAGAAAAAATTGCTCTGGCAAACAATATTGCAGATCCTTCAAAAAAGTTTAGTGTTGAACCTTCTATTGCACAAAAAATGGTTGATGCAGTTCAGCAATCATCAGAATTTTTAAAGAAAATTAATATTCAACCAGTTGTAGACTTAGAAGGTGAAGCAATCGGATTGAATCAAGCTTCTACCATTGCTGGGCGTACCAATACAAAAGGTGGTACTCCCCGTAAACCAGTAGATCCAACTGGTCTTGAATCAAACACTTATAAATGTGCAAAAACTGATTTTGACGTCGCTTTACGTTACGAAAAAATGGATGCTTGGGCACGTTTTCCTGATTTCTATGCAAAATGGAAAGCCTTTGTAGAACGTGCGATTGCATTAGATATGATTATGATCGGCTGGAACGGTAAATCTGTTGCAGTTACTACAGATCGTAATGCGAATCCATTATTGCAAGATGTAAACATTGGATGGTTAGAAAAAATTCGTACAGTGGCTCCAGCTCATCATATGAAAGAAGTAGTAGCTGGATCTGGTAAAGTTGTAGTAGGTCCTACAGGCGACTATAAAAATTTAGATGCTGTTGTAACTGATGTAGTTAATAATCTGATTAGTGAAATTCATCAAGATGATACAGATCTTGTTGTTATCTGTGGTCGTCAATTACTGAATGATAAAAACTTTCCATTAGTCAATAATTCTAAAGACAATACAGATACTTTAGCTGGTCAGATTTTATTAAGTCAAAAACAGATTGGTGGTTTACCAGCTGTTCGTGTTCCTTTCTTTCCTGAAGATGCATTTCTCGTTACTTCTTTCGATAATTTATCAATTTACTTTCAAGAAAATGGTAAGCGTCGTCAAGTTACAGATAATTCCTCTATGGACCAAGTTGAGGAATATCAATCTTCAAATGATGCCTATGTTGTTGAAACTTACGACAAAGTAGCATTTGTAGAAAACATCGTAATTCAAGAATAAGGTGATTTATGTTGAGTCCAGCTCGGCGACATCGTCTACAGTCATTAGCAGCTAAAGCAGCTGCTAAGACTGAAAATGAATTTGGCGATGTCCGTGAAGATGCCAGCGTGTATTTATTACAACTGGCCGAATTAAAAAACGACCAGAATTTACTACGTGGCATTAAATCTGAAATTGAACGTGCAGAGCACAAAGCCAAATTGATCCCTAAATATATGCCCTATGTGGAAGGTGTTCTTTCCGTTGAACAACGTATTCCACACATGCGGGATGATATTGTCACGACGATTATGCTTTGGTGTTTTGATGCTGGAATGTTTGAAGAAGGCCTCCGTATTGCAGAATTTGCGCTGAAGTATGGCCTTGATATGCCAGATACCTTCAACCGAGATACAGCTTCTATTGTTGCTGAAGAAATCGGAAATGCAGCTAAAGCTGCCCATTCAGAAGGTGAAGTTTTTGACATAGCTATTTTAGAAAAAGCAAACGCTCTTACTTCAACATTCAGTATGCATGATCAGATCCGGGCAAAACTTTATGTCGCTATGGGTCGGACTTATTTGCAAAAAGAGCTTTATGCCTTAGCTGTAACGTTTTTAAAACGTGCCATTAAACACAATGAAAATTGTGGTGGAAAACAAGAACTTCAGAAAGCAGAACGCCTACTGAAAAAACAATTAGAAGAAAACCCACCTCAGCCATTACTTAATGCTGATGGTTCACCTGTTGTTGATGATTTTGGCAACCAGGTATTTGAGGATATTTCTTCTTAATGAGTGCCCAGCACCCACCGAGGGGCAGATCTGACCAGATTCAAACATTTTTACTCTGTTTCTGGTTCAGATCTCCACCCCTCACCTAACCGAGAATAAAAATGTCTGGATTAATTGCAAACGGTACTTTTTCGACTCAGGACGTTGTAATCAATAGTGATCCGTTCTTTCCATCCGTATCAAGCAACCATGTCCGTGAAGTTTTACGTTTGGATTCAAGTGTCACTAATCAACGTCTAATTTCAGCTATAGAAGCTGCTGTAATCCATGTTAATGAACAACTGGAAAGTTTACAGAGTAAAGGCCCAACATTAGTCGAAATTACAACCAAACAGGTCAATGGAAAATCAATTGCTGCCGTTTTGTATTTCCGAGCAGTTGCTGCAGCTGCTGGTGCAGAACTCTGTGAACGTTACCGCTCTTATGACACCACTAATATTGGCATCCAAAATGCTGAAGAACTGACACCGACGATTGATGACTATAAACGTGATCTGCGTTTTGCCATCCGCGATATAAAAAAAGTTCGTCGCCTCAATGTGGAGTTGGTTTAGATGAAAGAAATCTATGCAATCCAACACGATACAGTTGACGCAATTTGCTGGCGTGAATATGGCCGTAGCAATGGTGTAGTTGAACAAGTATTAGAAGCAAACCCTCATCTTTCCGAATTTGGTCCTTTCATTCCAATGGGTACCAAAGTTCAATTACCAGACATTCCAACTCCACAAAATAAAGTTCAAAGCGTCCAGCTTTGGGATTGAGAGAATTTATGCCAGAACCAACAACTTCTACAGCAACCATTGCCACTTTAAGTGCAGTGTCATTGCTTCCATTTATTAATGGTAATGCGTTGCTCGGTGCAGTACTTGGGGCAGCATTTATTGCAACTTTTGAAAAAGATTTAAATGCTTACCAACGTATCCGCAATATGTTATTGGCCACTGGTATTGGTTATATCAGTGCACCACTAATTACAGAACATACATTATTAAAAGCTGATGCAGTGGCAGCCCTAATCACTTCAACACTTTGTTTATTCATACTAATCAAGGTTGTTGATTGGGTTAAAACTGCAAAGCTTTCCGACATTCTTAATATCTTTCGAGGTGGCAAGTCATGATCGAATTGTTATTTCAAACCGTTGCCGTTTTAGCTTATCTCATTTGCGGTTTTCGTATTGCAACGTTTAGTCATGGTGGAAATTTTCACCGTGGCTATTCCTTCTTTGCGGCAACTTTGATTGCAGCTTTTCTCGGCCAATCGGTGCATATCTTATTTTTTAAGGATCCAGTTACGCTCTGGGATGCCATCTTTGCAATCCTTCTTGCAGTACTCATCTGGCGAACAAAAGGTAATGTGGCCAAACTCATTTGGAGTACGACATGATTTTAAAATTTGGCTCAAAAGGTGATGCTGTAGCAACTCTTCAAAAACAATTGTCGAAGATGGGTTACAAGGGTATTAAAGGTAAAACTCTGTCGATTGATGGTCATTTTGGTGAAAGTACTGAATTTGCAGTGATTCAACTCCAGCTTAAATTTGGCTTAGTAGCTGACGGTAAAGTCGGTGATAAAACTCGCCAAGCTTTAGCTGGTGATTCAGTAAGTAAATTTTTAAAAGATGAAGACTATAAAAAAGCTGCAATACGTTTAAAAGTTCCCGAATTAGTTATTAGAGTTTTCGGAGCAGTGGAAGGCCGTGGTGTGGGTTTTCTCCAAAATGGAAAGGCTAAAATTTTATTTGAACGTCATCGAATGTATTTTTATTTAAGCCAGGCATTAGGTAAAACATTTGCGAATGATCAGTTAAAAATAACACCAAATTTAGTCAATACTTTAACTGGTGGTTACAAAGGTGATGCAGCTGAGTATACCCGGTTAAGTATGGCCATAAATATTCATAAAGAATCTGCCCTGAAGTCTACTAGCTGGGGCCAGTTCCAAATTATGGGTGAAAATTGGAAGGATCTCGGCTATTCATCTGTTCAAGAGTTTGTTGATCAACAGCAGATTAGCGAAGGCCACCAGCTCGAAGCATTTATTCGATTTATCGAGTGGAAGCCCGGCTTATTAGAAGCATTACAAAAACAAGATTGGCATACAGTCTTTACACTCTATAACGGCAAAAACTATAAAAAACTTGGCTATCAAGCAAAATTCCAAAAAGAATGGGATCACCTTGAACCTATTTATGGGGAGAAAAATGCAGCATGAAAAAGCCCCATGCTTTACGTGAATATTTGCTAAATGCGATTCCGGATCTACCACAGGATCCGGATCGCTTACTCATCTTTGCTAATGACGGTAAATTAATGAGTACTGCAGCAAATGGATATAGTTTTGAAATGGCCTATACGCTAGATATGATCATAACTGACTATGCAGGTGATGTAGATGTATTTGGTGTCGTCCTTTTCACATGGATTATGGACAACCAATCCGAACTCATGGCCAATCTAGATAAGGTAAAAGAAGCCATTACTTTTGAAGCTGAACTCATTGATAACAGCAAATATGATCTGCATTTTAAAATCCCTTTAACTGAACGCGTCATTGTGAAAAAGAATGTTGAAGGGAAATTTGAGATCTCCTACCCGACTGAACCACAATATACTGAGTTTGGTCCACCTACAGATTTTGAATTAATTGATAAAGATGGATCTACACTTGCCACATGGAGAACTGCCAATATTCAAGGACGTTCATTAGATATGCCCTTTCCTGGTAAAAACCCATGAATAATATTCAGGATCTTGCCCTATATCTTCAACCCTTGTTAGATCGTTTGACTGCAGGTGAAAGGGCAAAACTGGCTAAGAATATTGGACGAGATCTACGAACAAGCCAACGCCAGCATATTACAGCACAGCAAAATCCTGATGGTTCAGCATATACTTCTAGACGTACCCGCTTACGTGACCAGAAAGGTAAAATAAAAAGAAAAATGTTTTCCCGGATTAAATCTAATACCCACCTAAAAGTACTAAGTAATAGTGAGTCAATTGCAGTTGGTTTTATTGGTCGTGTTAGTCGAATTGCTAAAGTTCACCAATATGGTTTAAGAGATAGAGCCACTAGATCTGCTCCGGATACAGTTTACCCAAAACGTGAATTACTAGGATTTACAGATAAAGAGATTAATCTGGTTGAGTCATCCTTTATTAAGCATATCAATATTAAATAGTTCTACTTGTGAAAACCATTTTCACAAGTTTCCATTGCTGAAAACAAAAAAACTCTAACGCAAAGTGTTGGCATGAATGCTGACATTAATCGTCGTCTTGAGAATCTGATTCGGTTCGGAACAATCAAGACTGTAAATCCGTCTAAACCAATCCCCCTTGTCACTGTAGATCTTGACGATATCGTTACGCCTGAAATTCGCTTTTTTAATGCACGTTCAGGAAATGACTCAACTTGGGATCCACCCTCTTTAGAAGAGGAGGTCATGGTGATTTCACCTTGTGGCGAAATTGGCCCTACAAGCGTGGTTTTCTATGGGCTTTACAACAATGAACATCCATCTCCTTCTGATGATTTAAATAAGAAAATCCGCGTTTTCGCGGATGGATGCGTTATTGCTTATGACGTTGCTGCACATCATTTGTCGGCAATCCTTCCACCATCGGGAACTCTTGAAGTTAATGCAAATGGTGGTGTCACAGTTAATGCAAATGGTGGTGTCACTGTAAACGCCAATGATGGCCTAACAATAAATGCTGTGTCAGGCGGAACAACACATAATGGAAACTTATTAATAAATGGAAGTTCTGTTACGACAGGAAATAATACTGTTGGCGGTAGTCAACTTGTACAAGGAAGCAGTCATTCAAAAGGTGATTTTAGTACTGAAGGTGATGTAAAAGCTGGAGCCATTAGTCTTAAAAATCACAAAACTTCTGGTATTCAGCCTGGATCTGGAGAATCAGGAGTACCAATCCCATGATGTCACGTTCAACGGGCAAAAACATTGTTGTAGATCTAGATCATATCTACCAATCCATTCAAGACATTGTGACTACTCCAGTTGGTACAAGAATAATGCGTCGAGAATATGGATCGCTGGTTTTTCAGTTAATGGATGGTCCATTTGATGACATCTTACAAATGCAACTTTATGCAGCAATAGCAACTGCAATTATACGCTGGGAACCAAGAGTTTCATTAGATTCTGTATCACTAAGCATTCCAGATCCAGGAGCTTATGTACTGGATCTTAATTTCACACTTGTTGATAACAATCAACTCTCTTCTATTCGCGTCCCTTTATCTTTTGGCGCAACAAGCTAGGTGGATTATGGCTGGATCTCTCACTGCTATTGATTTATCTCAACTACCTCCGCCAGAGGTAGTTGAGCAGATTGATTATGAAATCATTTTAAAAGAAGGCTTAGACGAATTTCATGAACTAATGAGGCAGTCAGGTAGCGATTATCTTGCGCTTGAATCCGATCCCGCCTACAAACTTGCTGAAGTCTTTGCATACCGTGAAATGATTTTAAGAAAGCGTGCCAACGACTCAGCTCTGGCATTATTACTTGCTTACGCTTCAGGTAATGACCTAGAACATAAAGCTGCTGAGAGAAATTTATATAGAAAAGTAATTACCCCGGCTGACAACTCGACTATACCTCCGACCCCTGCTGTAATGGAGCCGGATAGTTCTTTGCGAGAACGTACTCAACTTGCTCCGGAAGGTTACACAACAGCTGGAAGTGAAGGTTCTTATATCTTCCATACTAAAAATGCTGATGTCCGTGTTAAAGATGTTGAGCCAGTTTCACCAGACAAAGGCATTGCAGCAATATATGTCCTTTCAACTGAAGGTGACGGTAGTGCTTCTGAAGAACTCATTAATATTGTAGATCAGGCTTTAAATAAAAAAATTATTAGGCCCCTTACCGATTATGTTCAGGTCTACTCTGCAAGCATTATTCAGTATCGCGTTGAAGCAGTTTTAGAAATAGAAAACGGACCGGATAAAAATATTGTTCTTCATGATGCAATTACTGAAGTAAAGAAATATGTAGATTCTGTTCATAAGCTAAATACTAAAGTTTCGATTACTGGAATCATCAGTGCACTCCAGCGTAAAGGTGTTATTGATGTCGACTTGATTGCACCTCTTGCAAAAATTGAACCTGTCTCAGGACAAGCCGCTTACTGTTCAGAAATCTTGGTTACGATTAAGGGGGATTGATGTCTAAATTATTACCCCCGAACTCAACTGTATTTGAACATGCTTTTGAAGATGCGTTCTCTCGTATATCTGATGTACCTACTCCTGCACGTACTTTTAATGATCCGTTAGAAGCTCCATCCGTGGTTCTTCCTTGGCTGGCTTGGGAAAAGTCTGTAGATGATTGGGACATTTCATGGTCAGACGAGCAAAAGAGAGCGGTCATTAATGCTTCATATAATGTGCATTGCCACAAAGGGACTTTAGGCGGTTTAGAAGCAGCTTTGGGGGCACTGGGCTTTACTGTCCGGGTTCAAGAGTGGTTCAACATACAGCCGCCTGGTGAGCCCTACACATTCAAAATATTTATTGAAACCAGTAATGCAGAAGTATCTCCAGAACATTACAAAAAGCTTTTTACGATCATTCGAAACAATAAGAACTTACGTTCACACCTTATTGACTCAACGCTCATCGTGACAAGTGAGCTTCAAGCTGAAGTCGCTTTAGTCACCCTTGTAGGCAATGAATACGAATATGCCACTCCTTCAGGTTCTCTATTACTGGATGGAACTTGGAAGCTGAATGGTACCCAAAAATTAAATGGAATAAAGGCGTTCTAATATGGCTGAAATTATTGGTCAATCACAGTGGTCACCAGTTCGTTTACTTGAAGAAAATGAATTAGCCAGTGGTGGTGAAGATGGAAATATGAATGAGCAGGCGAAAGCTCTGGTCAATCGAACTGAATATCTTAATGAAGAAAAAGCAAGTAAGACTGATATTGTGCAAGGACAATTTAGTTTTACGACTCTAGCTGCTTTTGATGCAAAAAAGGCAACGCTTCCACTTAATTGTACCGTGATTATTGACGAAGCTGGACCAAACCAAGGGACTAATACATGGACTGGTACTGAACTTAAAAAGTCTTCTTACGATCCAGTTCAGCAATCTAAAGGCTATACAGATTCATTAGTTAAATCTAAACCCCTTGGAACCCAGAATTTAAATAAAGTGTTAATCGAAGGTATTTATTTTCAAAGTACTGCAGCAAATGCAACATTAGAAAATGGCTACCCTAGTTTTGGTGTGGCAAAACCGAGCGTATTACATGTGATTGTGATGGGAGTTAATACATCTATGCAAGTTCTAGATGTTGATGGAAGATTAGGAACACGTATTACTTATAATTCTACAAATGAAAATCCAACATGGACAGGCTGGGTACAAGGTCTTAATTCAACTGATAAAAATGAGCTTGTTGTCTCAATTAATGAAGCGAAGACACAAGCAAAAAAGCCACTTCATTTTTCAGTTAGTGGAACTTTTGGATCTGTCAATTATGACAAAAAAACCAAAGTGTTAAGCTGGGCTACACCAATCATTGCAACCACTAAAAATGCAACACCACTTGCCCGTATCAGTATTGCTGCCCATAGTGTGACTTTTAGTGGAGCAGCTTTTGAAACACTATATCTAGATTTAAACAATACGCCTGCTGACGGCAATATTACATCTGCAAATATTGGATCATGCTTAAAACTTGGTAAGTATTTTGATAGTGGTCCAGACGCTTTTAGAGAAGAAATCTATCAGGTTCCGATTGCTCAAATGACACCGCAAGGCGTATTGGCAAAGTGTACTGGGGTTATCTTCGATATTATTTCAGAAGCGCCCAAAGTTGATGGTTTTCGATATACAAAAACAGCAACTGCTTTGTCCGTATTTTTACCAGCTAAAAACGGTAATTTAATTCGCTTCAACATTCCGCACGAAATAATTCCATTTGATACTGCAAACCCTCGCTCTCAGCTTGACTTGTGGCGTATAGAACGTGCCTTGGAAGTCAGTGCAAATTTCACAGAATTACAAGAGATTGCGACTTGGGGTGAAGTTGAATTTACGATGCGTGAGAAAGCATATCCAGCGGATCATGTGGGTGGTACACACGGTGATGAGCTCTTAACGAATGCTTTTTTTGTAGTTGATGGAGTGTATAAACCCCAAGATTTTACAGTTGTAGGAGCTCAAGTAGCAAAAGAAATATGGCTTGAACAAATAAGTAATATCTATCGCCTTAATACAAACATACCAATCGCACTACATAAAAAAAGACTGCAGATTACTGATAAATGGCTTATCGCGTATCAAGAAGTTGAAATGCTCGTGACTACTGAAGCTGATCGATTTTGGGGAGGTATGCTTACGATGAGAAGGAAATCAATTGATAAAGCTGTTCAAATTACAAAATACGATATTCGTGAAGGTGTAATGCGTGATATCTCAACGACTGAATTTGAAAAAGTTTATACGCCCGTTAAAAATGGAACTTCAGTTTTAGTTTGTGGTGATCAATATAGTGGTTCAGTAGAAATTAGTAATATTGTTGGTTTCTTATCAGGCGCTGATTGTTTTGTTTCAAATGATGCTGCATATAACAAAATTTATGTATCAGCTATTGGAAGTACAACAAGCGGTGTGGTTTTAGAGGCTGGGAAAAAATTTAGCTGGACTACTAAATATAAGATTGAGGCTATGTAAGGGTGGAAAAACTATGAGCTACAAATCAATTCATACATCATTGGGCCTTCAACTACTTACCCAAGCTGAGTCAACTGGTACACAAATCCGTCTGACACACATGGCTGTGGGTGATGGCGGTGGACAGCTAATTAAATTAAATCCAGACATGACGGCTTTAGTTCGTGAACGCTATAGAGCTGTAGTAAACCGTGTTTATCAAGATCCAGAAAACGATTTGAAATTTACTGCTGAGCTGATTATTCCAGCCAATATCGGTAGTTTTGTCATGCGGGAAATTGGTGTATTTGATAGTAACGGTAATCTATTTGCCGTAGGTAACTTACCTGATATCACAAAGCCAGTAGCACAAGATGGCATCATCAATGACACAGTATTCCGTCTCTCATTCTTTGTACGAAATGCTGAAAATGTCGAAATAAAAATAGATCCAAATGTGGTTATTGCTACACAAAGCTGGATCATTAATACCATAAATACAGCAAAACTTTTACCTGGTGGAACCACTGGCCAAGTTTTAAAAAAGAAATCAAATAATGATGGTGATGTAGAGTGGGGAAATGCATCTGAAGTAAATATTTTTGTTGATTCAATTGAAGAGCAACAAGTATTAGCAACTGATCAAACTCATGTCACTTGGTCAACGGTGACAACAAATGGCCTAGCAGTTTATATCAATGGTATTCGCTTACATCAAGCTTTAGGTGCAGATGGCTGGACGGCAAATGGTGCAACTGAAATTGTTTTAGGTAAGTCTTATCCAGCTGGTACCAAAATTCTCGGTGTGCAAAATGATCCGCTTGGATCTGCACCTTATCCACTGGCCAAAGATCAAAACTTAGCTGATGTGCCGAATAAAGCTTTAGCCAGACAAAATCTGAATGTTTACAGTAAAGAAGAATCCAAGGCCAATGGTTTACCAGCTGGAGCAATTGTTTACTTTGCAATGAATAAAGCACCAACAGGTTTTTTAAAAGCAAATTTTGCAGCTGTATCGAGAACTGCATATCCCGAATTATTTGCTGCAATTGGTACAACCTATGGCGCTGGTGATGGTGTAAATACTTTTAATGTTCCTGAAGGTAGAGCTGAATTTCCACGCGGTTTAGATGATGGCCGTGGAATAGATCCTGGTCGTGTAATTGGAAGCTGGCAAGCCGATTCTATTAAAGCCCATCAACACATGACTGGTTTAGATCATGAAAGTGAAGGTGGTGCCGGTGCACCATTTGGCAAAAAGGAAATGTCAGGCAATAAACGTACTGAAGTACTTGATGCTCTAGGATATACATCTACGAGTTCATCATTAACTGAAAGTATCGGTGGTACTGAAACCCGTTCTCGTAACGTTGCTTGGCTCTGCTGTATTAAGTACTGAGGTCTTCATGAAAGAGAAAATTGTTTATCAATACAATCAAGCAGGGTTATTCGTTTGTGAAACAACAGCGGATGAATCTCCACGAGAGCCTGGTGTTTTTTTAATGCCGGGAAACAGTACTGAAACCTCACCCCCTGAAGAATGGCCAGAAGATAAGTGGCCACGGTTCAATGGAAAGGGTTGGGATTTGATTCCGAAACCTAAAGTACCGGAGCCAATTTCTCCAGAGCAGAAGTTATCCATTTTTCTACAAGAAAACCCTGATGTTTTAAAGTTGATTGATAAGGACCCAATCTTGTAAAAACCATTTTCACAGACGAAGAAACTTACACTTTTGATATAGTCATGCAAGCCTGTTTGTTGAATTAAAACCTCAATTAACAGGCTTTTTTATGGCTATAGATCAATACCACCACGGAATCCGTGTCCTTGAACTCAATGACGGGATCCGACCAATCCGCACCATTGCGACGGCAGTGCAAGGCCTTGTCGCCACTGCTGATGATGCGGATACAGATTTCTTTCCAGTAAATACTCCAGTCCTTTTAACTAATACTCAAGCTGCAATTGCTAAAGCCGGCACTACGGGGACTTTACGCACTGCACTTCAAGCCATGGCCAACCAAGCAAACTCGATGTGTGTTGTAGTTCGTGTTCCTTCGGCACTGGATGAAGCAGCTCAAACTGCAAACGTCGTTGGTACTGTTACCGCTGAAGGTAAATATACCGGCCTTAAAGCTTTACTTGTTGCTAAATCAAAATTAGGTGTTCAACCGCGTATTTTAGGTGCACCAGGCCTTGATACTCAGCCAGTTGCTACTGAATTAGTTGTTGTTGCTAAAAAATTGCGCGCTATGGCTTATGCGTATGCATGGGGCTGTAAAACCAAAGAAGAAGCTGTGGCGTATCGTGAAGCGTTTGCTGCACGTGAACTCATGATCATTTGGCCAAACTTTGTAGCATTTAATACAACAACGGCTCAAACAGAAACCGTACCAGCCGTTGCAGTGGCTATGGGTCTACGCGCCAAAATTGATAATGAAATCGGCTGGCATAAAACCCTTTCAAACGTTGCCGTATCAGGTGTTACTGGTATCGACGCAGATGTGACTTGGGATCTTCAAGATCCAGCAACTGACGCTGGTTATCTCAACAGTAATGAAGTAACAACCCTCATTCAACATGAAGGCTTTCGTTTTTGGGGATCTCGTACTTGTTCGGATGATCCATTATTCCTATTTGAAAATTATACCCGTACTGCTCAAGTCTTGGCTGACACGATGGCAGAAGCACACATGTGGACCGTAGCCCTTCCCCTTCATGGATCTTTGGCCACAGATATTATCGAAGGCTTAAAGGCCAAAATTCGTGAGCTGGCACACAATAAATATTTAATTGGTGGTGATGCTTGGTTCGATCCTGAAGCTAATTCAAAAGACACATTAAAAGCAGCGAAACTGGCCATAGATTATGACTACACCCCTGTCCCACCACTTGAAGATCTGACATTCCGTCAACGTATCACTGATCGTTATCTCGCCAACTTTGCCGCATCTGTAAAAGCTTAAGGAGCATATCGCATGGCTTTACCACGCAAACTCAAAAACATGAACCTCTTTAATGAGGGGAATAGCTACTTAGGTGAAATTAAAACAGTCGTACTTCCTAAGTTAGCCCGTAAAACTGAAGGCTACCGTGGTGGTGGTATGAACGGTACTGTCAAAACTGATTTAGGTATGTCAGACGATGGACTTGTTCTTGAATCGACATTCGGTGGTTTAGAACTCCTGACACTTCGTCAATTTGGTATGGAAAAAATTGACGGTGTTTATCTCCGTTTTGCTGGCGCATACCAACGTGACGACACTGGCGAAGTTGATGCCGTAGAAGTAGTTGTCAAAGGTCGCCATGAAGAAATTGATGGTGGCGATTCTGAACCAGGTGAAGACACAGAACATAAAGTCGTGACCAACTGTGTTTATTACAAATTAACCGTCAACGGTGTAGTAGAAGCTGAAATTGACATTTTAGGCTTCAAAGAAATTATCGGTGGCGTTGATCGCCTTGAAAAACAGCGTAGTGCTATCGGTTTATAAGTTTCCTTCCCTTCTGTAGTCCAGTACTGCAGAAGGTTTTTTTATTTAACTTTTAGGATATTTCCACATGAATCAAATTGATCAAGCGATTAACCAGGAACACATCAAAAATCCAAATGAAGAGGTGGTGGCTCTAGTAGTCCCAATTCAAATGGGTGAAAGTATGATTACTCACATCACCGTTCGCAAACCTGGTGTAAAAGCGTTAAGCGGCACTAGCCTACAAGCAATTTACCAACATGATGTTGATGCCCTTTGCAAGGTCCTTCCCCGCGTCACATCACCAGCACTTACGGTTCAACAGATCTACCAAATGGACCCTGTAGATTTCGCCAACCTTGGAGGGCATTTGGTCACTTTTTTGTACCCGGAAGCTGTACAGAAGGAAATCAAGGCTCAGACAACCTAGAGCTAGTCGACAATGTTGATGAAGCAATAGCAAATATTGCCATCATTTTTCATTGGCCACCCAGTGCCTACGATGACATGGATATTGTTGAATTGAGCAAATGGCATCGTATGGCACTGAAAAGAAATTCTTCTGAATAAAAGAGTCCACCAATGTCAAATTTAAAATTAGAAGTCCTATTTAATGCAGTTGATAAATTATCTGGCCCTATAAAAACAATCGTTGGTGGCTCTAAAACCTTATCAGATGCATTTAAAAAGACTTCATCTGATCTTAAAGCTTTAGATGCCCAACAACGTAAAATTTCAGGCTTCAAGCAGCTTAAAGAACAATCTGAAAAAACTACACAGGCCATTGAACAGAATAAGGAAACTCTTAAACAGCTCAAAACGGCCATGAATATCGGTGCCCCTACTGAGCAGATGGTTAAGGACTTCGCACGTGCTGAAGCAGCACAGAAACGCCTGAAAGCAGCTCAAAAAAATCAAGGTACTGAAATGACGGCTTTAGTCCGTGAACTTAACCAGGCTGGTATTAGTGTTGACAACTTGGCTGATGATGAGTCTGAGCTGAAGAATAAAATCCATCTCACGACGATGGAAATTAATAAACAAAAGGAATCTTTAGAACGTCACCAGAAAGCCCAAAAGCAGTATGAGCAAATGCAAGGACGTATGGCCAAAGCATCGGATCTGGCCAAGAAAGGTTTAGCAATCGGTGCCGTTGGAGCTGCTGGTATTGGTTATACCATGAAGCAATATGAAGACGCTGAAGATGCTGCAATGGGACTAAGAGTGTCCATGATGCAGGCTAATGGTCAAGTATCTAAAGAATATGCTCAGATTAATAAACTGGCTAATGGTCTAGGTACCAAATTACCAGGAACAACTGCTGATTTCCAAAACATGATGGCAGTGCTAATACAACAAGGCATTTCAGCAAAAGCAATTCTGGGAGGTGTTGGCGAAGCTGCTGGTTATCTTGGTGTTCAAATGAAAATGCCATTTGCAAATGCAGCCGAATTTGCAGCAAAAATGCAGGATGCTACCAAAACCACTGAAAAAGATATGCTGGGTTTAATGGATGTAATCCAGCGTAGTTATTACCTTGGTGTTGATAGCGGAAATATGCTGCAAGGCTTTGCCAAAATCTCGGCTGGTATGAAAACCATTAAGGCCGAAGGTCTTGAAGGAGCCAAAGCTATTGCCCCACTTTTAGTCATGGCCGATCAAGCTGCAATGGCTGGTGAAGCAGCAGGTAATGCTTACAGTAAAATTTTTAAATCTATGATGGATTCTAAAGGAATAGCTAAAGCATTAAAGGATAGTGGAACCGGTATTCAAATGAACTTTACCGATGGTAAAGGAGAATTTGGTGGACTGGACAAAATGTTCAAGCAACTTGAAAAACTTAAAGGTCTATCAACTGAAGCACGGTTACCTATCCTTTCAGATATGTTTGGTAATGATGCCGAGACTATTCAAGCATTAAACCTTCTGATTGATAAAGGGCAAACCGGTTATAACGAAGTTGTGGCCAAAATGCAGAAACAAGCCGCACTACAAACCCGTGTAAATGCTCAATTAGGAACCCTCAAAAACTTGAGGGATGCAGCTGGTGGAACATTCACTAGTATGCTTGCTTTATTTGGTGAGCAGCTGGCACCTCAATTTAAAATGCTTATTACCGGATTCACTAATATCACCGAGAATGTCACAGCTTGGGCACAAAAGAATCCTGTATTAGCCAACACCATTGCTAAAGTCGTGGCTGGCGGTGTTTTACTTGTAGGTGGAATTAGTGCAATAGCTTTGGGACTAGTCACCATTCTTGGGCCATTAGCCATGCTTAGAATGTCGCTAGGTGTTTTAGGTGGTGGTTTTGGAATTATCATCAGTCTTTTTAAAATGTTTCTTATGCCTATTAAGATTCTTGGCACGAGTTTGCTATGGCTGGGGAAAATCTTCTTAACTGTTTCACGTTTCATGATGGCCAATCCTATTATTTTGGCTATCACCCTCATCGCTACAGCAGCCTTCCTGATTTATAAATACTGGACACCAATTTCAGGATTCTTTGTGGGCATTTGGAACACAGTTAAAACTGCCTTTAATGGCGGGATTAAAGGTGTATCTGCCTTAATTATTAACTGGTCCCCTATTGGGCTTTTCTATGCTGCCTTTGCAAAAGTTTTGTCCTGGTTCGGTGTAGATCTCCCCGCGAAATTCACAGGGTTTGGGGCAATGATTCTAACTGGGTTAAAAAATGGGATTCTCTCTAAAATCGGTGAGGTCAAAACCGCTCTCTCCAGTGCCGTAACCGGTGTTATTGAAAAAGCCCGAAATCTTCTAGGAATCCATTCCCCTTCGCGTGTGTTTATGGGCATTGGTGATTACACAATGCAGGGCATGGCCTTAGGCATTTCACAGAACCATAACTTACCTGTTAGAGCTACTCAGCAAGCTACGCAAAATGTAATTGGTACTGGTACTACTGCAAAGGTTACACCAGTGACACCGATCCGGGCACAACGCGGTGGCAGCTACATTAGTAACGACACAATTCAAGTCACCATTAAAGCAGAGCACGGACAACCCGTTCGTGAAACTGCACGTGCATTACGAGCTGAAATGGTACGTCTACAACAAGAAGAACGCGATGCTCGTCGTAGATTCTTAACTGATACGGAGTAGACAAAATGATGATGGCTTTAGGGTTGTTCGTATTTTCATTACGAACAGCTGCATATCAAGAACTGCAACGTGTAACTAATTGGAGGCATCCAAGCAATAGTCGGGTAGGTTCCACCCCGGCTTATCAGTTCACGGGAAAAGGTGAAGATACCATTACCCTGAAGGGGGAAATCTACCATGAATTAACCTATAACCGAGTTGTACTAGATCAAGTCCGTCGTATGGCTGATACAGGCATGGCCTACACCTTAATTGAAGGTACCGGCAAGATTTACGGCCTAGTTATTATTGAAAATATGGAAGAGACAAAAACCTATTTCTTTAAAGATGGTGCAGCACGTAAAACCGAATTTAGCCTGACACTAAAAATCGTTAAGGAATGGAAACCGACGCTACTTGGCACACTCATCGGCATGGCTGGTGGTGCGGTAAACAGGTTGATATAAATGCTTAATAAGATCACAAATAAACTAAATGGAGCAGCTGATTCTTATCAGGCTGAAACTGAATATCCATTTCCTATATATCGCCTAGAAGTAGATGGTAATGACATCTCCCCTCTCGTTGTCGATCGTTTAATTTCACTCAATATTAAAGACAATCGTGGCTTAGTTGTGGACTCGGTGGATATTGAGCTTGATGATTCAGATGGACAATTAGAAATCCCTCCTGAAGGCGCAATTATCCAGGTGTGGATTGGTTGGTCTAATACAGGTCTGGTCGACAAAGGGAAATACAAAGTTGAATCCGTCACTCATCGGGGTGCACCGGACGTTTTAAGCATTTCAGCCTTCAGTAATGACGTATCTGAAGGTTTAAAACAAAAGCGTGAACGTAGTTTTAGTAATAAAACAATTCAGGTGATTTTTGAAACTGTTGGTAATGAATATGCGCTTAAAACAATTGTGCATGACACACTGGCAAACCGAGTAATTTCATACATTGCCCAAAATGAAAGTGATGCAAATCTGATTACCCGGATTGCAGACGAACATGATGCTATTGCTACTGTAAAAAATGGCCATTTAATTTTACTGCCTCGTGGAGCCAGTCAAACTGCTTCCGGATTACCCCTTCCTACCGCCCAAATTTTTCGATCAGATGGTGATGGCCACAATTACACGACTGGTACTGGCACTGACCGAATTACAGGCGTTAAAGCGTTCTATTACGATACTGGTAAATCTAAAAAGTTATATGTGGTGATTGGTGACAATGAAGACAATTTAAAAGAGATCCGTTACGTCCACCGCGACAAAAAAACGGCTGAATTGGCGGCTCAGGCTGAATACAACCGTTGCAAACGTGCATCTCAAAAACTGTCTTATACCTTTGCTTTTGGCCAGCCCAGCCTTATCCCGGAACAAGAGTTTGTATTCACTGGTTTAAAACCACAAATTGATGACATTATTTGGTTAGGGACCAATGTAACCCATAACTTAACAGACAGCGGTTTTACGACTAGTGTGGAATTAGAAGTCCAACTACCAAATGCAGATGATGTATCAACCCTTTTCGAAGCGAAACAAGATGAACCAGATCAAGACAACAAGGCTAAGAAAAAACGGACTGGTCGCAACTATGCTGACTACACCGGAGTAATCGTTTTTTATCGTGAGAATGGAAAAGATCAGAAGCTTACTTCAGGCGATCAAAGCAATCCGTTGAAGCTCATTAAAACCTATAAAACAAAAAAGACAGCGGCCATTGCTTTAAAAAGAGAACAAACCCGAATTGATAAAGCTAAAAAGGGCAAATAAAAAAAATCCTTGCTTTGGGGCAAGCAAGGACAAAATGGTAATCAATTTTCGATATAAATTATTATAAATCACCATTTATAGTGATTTTGTTATAAAATCGTAAATAATTAAACCAACAGGTAGCGAAATGGCTCGACCAAGATCCCGTTATAAATGCCCTCACTGCGGTGAACCTTTTTCAATCCGTTCAAGTACTGAACTTAATCCTTTACTCCGTTCATTTCAGGGACAGTGTCAAAACTTAGAGTGTGGCTTTACCGCTCAAGGATTCTTTGAATTAAAGATCCAGCTTTCCCCTCCAGCTCATCCTAATCCTGAAATTAATTTACCTACTCCAGACCGTACTTGGAAAATGGAGCATGCATGACAGATAAGATCGATATTGCCCAAGAACTACAACTTAAACAGGTTCAAATTCAACCTAAAGACTTTAGCCGCCCTTCTCTTACCGAATGTGAAGAATGCGGAAACGATATTCCTGTTGAACGTCAGCGCTATGGTTCTGTAACCCTTTGTGTGGAATGTAAAAATACACAAGAAAAACTTTCAAAAAGGTACTTTTAAATGACAAATTTCCAAATCTTTTTCATCGTTATTCTTGTTTTTGCCCTCATTATTTTTTGGATGATGCTGGATTATCAATTTACTCGATACATCCGAGAAATGAAGGCTTTTTATAAGGAAGAAGATCTCCAAAACAAAAGTCAAACTAAATTAAATCAACAGGTCCATAATGGGAGCAATAAATGTGGCTATACCCAATCTTAATTGGCATGATCATGGGCATTATTTTAAGTAGCTCTATGTTCTTATATCTTGTCGCATAACGCCAAGCCCCTTCAATGGGGCTTAAGTATATGTATTAATTACTTTGATAAAAAAGTACTGCTGTATAAATTGCTAAAGCAATACAAACAATAACTGAAATACAAATATTCGCCATAATTTTATTATATCGCTTATCTACCTCAAGCTTAACCTCTTGTATTTGAGTCTTTTCTTCTTCAAACTTTGCTTCTAATGCTTCAAAAACTTTGGTGTATTCAGAATTCATTTGAGTGACTGTGCTACGTTGTCCCCAAATATTTAGAATCATTATTAACACCATACAAAGTACAGTCATTAATACAATAAAATTCTTAGTAAAAAGATAATTACTAGGTTCACCTATCACCTTCATTTGAGCAGTTGCAAACCAAATTCCAGCAGGAATGGCAAACATTTTTGTTGCTACTGAATCAAAGGTATCATTGAGTTTTTTAATATATTCAGTTTTCTTTTCATTATATTCTTTTCGTACCTTGTCAAAGGTGTAATCTTCTGCATAACTTTGATAGCTATGATTAATATTCGTAATCAACGGATTCATATTACGAATCAAATAACTGAATCTAAACTCTTCAATTTGATCTTTAACAAAAGCCGTCACTTCTTTACACATAAGATTGAGAATAGCCTCTCGATGCATGTCCTGATGTTTAAATTTTTCTAGGCTTTTCGTATCTATTAAATGATTTAAATCATCCTCACAGGCTTTAATTTTGAATTTATAACTACGGTTATAAAAAATAGAATCTTTATCCGCATTAGATACTTCTGATAGAAACTTTAAAAATTTATAAAGCTCACCAATTGCAAGATAACTTTTATACTTAGGATCAGACGATCCAGCATCAAAATCACTTGCAGTTTCGGTCAGAAAAATATTCTTGATAGGTTTTTTAATATAGTGGTCATATTTAAGAACAGTATTCCAGTTATCACAAACAATGAAATCATGTCCAAAATTAATATTTGTTTTATTTAATTTAACTTCAAAAAGATATTGATAATTAAAATGTTTATCTTGAATTCGATCTAGAACTACACCAGAAGCTCCCAATTTACCATTAACTTTGACATTTAAACTTCCATCAGCCAATGAGTATGAATTTAATGTTTTTAAGGCAGCAAGTTTGGCTTCATCCAGTTCCATCCAGCTTACAAATTGGTCACGACTTTCCTGTCTATTGGGCATAGACAGAAAGACGTCACGATAAATTTGTGCTGGATTCATGGTCATATCTATTCATCTTGATCATTTTTAGGTGATGCAGCCCTGAGCTCTGCAACTAAACTTTCAGAGAGCAATGAACTATCGATTTTGAGTATATCATCTTCAAAATTAATTTTATTGTGCAGAAGCTCTCTTGAAAACGTAATTGAAAGGTCTTTTCGCTTACTACTTAATTTCATGAACCCTTTTAATTCTGTAGTATTAATCTTAATTATTCCTGATAAGTTATGCCCCACACTGGCAAACTCAAAGAATGCATCGCTGGCTGCAGGAAAAACACGCTTAGAAACATTTTCCAAAACAACATCATCGCCCTTTTTTATACACTCATTGATATATTCATAAGCTGCTGATAAATGCTGATCCACCTCTTCTTGAGGAAGTGTTAGCTGCTCACTAGCAAATTTTTCAATTGCCTCCCTCAGTTTTTTAGTTTCTTCAACAGCAGCTTTTTTATCAACTTCGCAACCAATAAATTTTTGGAAGTAATCTGTCACCTGTTCCGACTGACCACTTTTAAAGCGAATATATCGCTCCGCAAATTCATCTCTCCATTCTGTAATATTAATTGTTGCACCCAAATGCAATTTATCTAAATCCAAAATTTCTTTGGCAATAAAATCAAGATTAGGATCTATATCAGTCGCATTCGATTTATTAATTACAGCAACTGCTAATTTGGTATGTTCATCCCCTTTAAACTCAAAAAACACAAGAAAACCACCTGTAATGGTCTTATTATCAACAAGAAAAGTTTTAAAAAACTCTGCAAGTTCTCTAGTCATTTCAACAAAGTCTAAGCAATTCTCACCCGAATAGAAATTATCTAATCCCTGTTCAAATGCAGGTTTCTTTTCTGCATCTTTTCCTATAGAAAATTGTCCAACCATTAAACTAGAACTAGAAAAAAGCTTTAATAATTGTGCTGCTAATTCACCACTTAATGAACTTAAATCATTCTCTGTATCTTTAACCTTGGCAATTAATGTTTCTGTACTTTTTTTATCAACTTTTACACGTCGAATTTCATGAACAATAATATGTTGTATAGACATCCCACCCCACCCTTATTTAAAAATTCTTATGAAAGTAAAATTGCTTACATAGTATCCAAGATACTATTGATAATCTATATTTTTATTAATTTTTAAGGCTTTATACCGTTACTTGATAAAATTGTGTATCAAATAAAAAATGCGCTTGTTAGACATTTAAAGTTTAATTTTTATGAATCTTAATCATACAAAGGCTAGAAATACATTTACTATCTGAGATCAAATGCCCGTTAACACTGTATTCAGTATGTTCCCCTTGTAAATCAACTTTATATATAAAGTAACCAACTTCATCCCCAAGCGTTGCCATACCCAAACGCATAGCCTTATCTAAACTTGCTTTATCATGTTGGTGCCAAGCAATTAAAATATAATTTTCACTAAATTCCAGTTGTGTATGAATACCATCAAATTGATAAATTTTCTTAACAGCATCTCGGCTGTCTGTACTATCAATCATTTTTACAGGTTGGAAAGATGATGCTTTTATAATATTTTCAGCACTTCCTATACCAACTTGAGCAACTTTTGGCAAAGTAATTTCAGGTTCATTCGAACATGCCATAAGCCCCAAAGTAACGAGCCCCAACAAGATAAGAAATAAATTTCGGCTATTATTTTTCATTGGATTAACTTATTAGAACTATGCCTTAGTACATTTTTTCTTTGAAGCACTCAATGTCCCATTTTTACACATAAACTTGCCATCAGCAGTACATGCTTTAACTCCACCTTTTTTGCCAGAACAAGGCTCACGCCCTTGCCACTTTGCATTTGCTAATGAAACAAAACACATCGAAATCATTAAAATAGATAAAAAACGTTTTAACATTTAACTCACTCCACATAATTTTTATAAAGTCTTGACGTTTCAATAGTATCTAAGATACTCTAATTTCACCATAGCAAAATCTATGGTCAGGCGTAGGAACCTGAAATATTTTTCAAAAGGACGCAAAAAGTCCATCTATGGGCTATTTTTTTGCGTAAAATTCAGTTTTGCTGCTTTTTGGCAGGCTGGGCAGGGCAGTCATTTGACTGGCCGTTTACCTTTTGGACGGTATTTCCTACCCCTGTTCAGTCTGTCACCATTACCGTAGGAAGTGATGGTGTCAGGTTTAAAACTTGTCAAAAGGAATCAGCAAATGAAAACATTTACTGCTACGCGTTCGCACACTCAAAATAATGTAAAAGAGCACTCCCCTATTTATGACTTGGCTGCTTATCAACAGCGTCAGCGTCAATTCAAACGTCAAAAACTCATCAAAAACATATTCGATGTTGCAATTGTCATAAGTATTGCGGGCTTTACCTTCTCAACTTTGTTTTGGGGAGCCTAAGCCATGAATAAATTTTTTGCGCGCCTTTTGCACACCTCTTGTGCGCCTTTGTTTTCACTTCAAGCCCTGTATCATTTCTCTCAATCTAACAAATTGGGAGTACAGCCATGAACACAGTCACTTATGTTGAAGATGCTGTATTTATTCAAAACGACCAAGTTAAAACTTCTAGCCTTAAAGTGGCCGAGCTTTTTGGCAAACAACATAAAAATGTCTTACAAAAGTTAGAATCTCTAGATTGTTCTTCAGAATTTAACGGGCTGAATTTTCAGCTCGTTGAATATTTAGACAGTAAGGGTGAATCTCGCCCAATGTATGAAATGACCAAAGATGGTTTTATTTTCTTGGTTATGGGTTTTACAGGCGCCAAAGCAGCACAAATCAAAGAAGCTTACATCAACACCTTTAACCACATGGCAGCCATGCTCTACAACACACAAGGCAACCATGACCAAATACATGTAGGCGCTGTGGTTCAGCTCAAGTCTGGGGGTCCGCTCTACACGGTCAGTAAAGTCATTTACGACCAAAACGGTTACATGGAAAGTGCTGAAGTCATCTGGCACAACAAATCTAATCTGTGCCGTGAAACTTTGCCCATTAACTGCTTAACGCTTGAGTCTAAAAACCTCATTCAAAATAAAACCCTAGAAGACTTCTGGGCTTCAGTTCATAACTACGGGCTTGATAAACTCAACCACAGCCGTAAGCACAACTTGCTGGCGTTTAATCTCGGGCAGATCTACGAGTGTATTGAAGGTTTACCACCCAAAAACCAACTGTCTAGCATCCTCATGCAAAGCCGTGCTCCCTTCCCTGTTTACATGCAACACAACCACGCTGTGCATAGTGGGGTGATTAACAAAACGGTGAAGTGCTGGGTGTTTGATATTAAAAAGCACCCTATGCCAGCACTTGAAAAGAGCTAATGTTATGGAAAATTTCATAATATCAATCAGATAAGCGACACAGCGTGTCGCCACTATCTATATTTTCAAAGCAGATTTTAAGAAAATAGACCCATGATCAATAGACAGGGGGAGAAATGCACTCAACACTAGACGTTAATAGCCAAAAGAAAATGACGGCTGAAGAAATACTGGAAGAAATTGAATATCCACTTGAGAACCTTCAAAACTTACTTTTTGCCTTTTCAAAAATGAAAGTCGATGATGGTTTAAAAGAACAAGAATTTAGCGCCATCATCAACACGCTACATCACCAAGTGGTAAACATTAACCGCGCGGTTCATGCCAAATAAACTAAAAACCCCAGCTTAGGCTGGGTTTTTATCTTTTCTATATTCATTCCACTCTCTTAAAAATTGTGGATGGATAAATAACGATTGATCAAGAAATTTTTCTGCAAATGCTATAAATCCTTTAGGCATATGATAGACAATAAAATAACTATTTTTTAGAAATCCACAATGATAACTAGAACTAGCAGCGATCCAAACTAAAGTAATCTGCTCGCCAGGCGTCATTGAGTTACTAACTAAATCCTTATAAAAAGATTCATCATTAGGAGTTAATTCCTCATTATTAATCAATTTATAAATCGATTCATACATATAAAAATAAGTATAAAGTTGTTCATATCCTTTGCCATTCGTAATCTTATTAACAAAATACTTGAATTCATTTGAAAGACTTTCTTGATCTATTTTTTCCAAATTACTCCATTTTTTTTCAAGTAATCTAAGAAACTCTTTATAGATCGCATTTGTTAATTCAGATGCGCTTAGGTTTCCTTTTTTTGTCACTACATTCAATTGTTCAAATTTTTCTCTCTTATAATTAAGTAATGAATAAAACATCTCATTAAAAAGGGCTCGACGTGATTCCTTCATTTGTTCTTTATGATTATTCACACCAGCATCGAGTTGTAAATTTGCATTTTTTTGGAGTTCTAAACTAAGTTTTACCTGCTTATATGTTGAATATAAAACTACACATAATGTTAGAAAAGTAAATAAGGTATTTAAACTACCATAAACATCTCCTATACCTCCTATTTCATCATTTAACTTGAAATCTTTGTTTAAGATTAAACCCATAATCCAAAAGAAAAATTTAGGAAAAAACAGCCAAGAAAGTAGTGCAATAATAAACAAGAAGAAAGATGCAGCAAATTTATGTTTTACACAAAAATGTTTTATTTTTTGCCAAATCGATTCTTTTTTCTTTAAATCAAATTGTAGTGGAGTTTTATTTAAACTGATTGGCATACGTTTCTACCAAAGATATTAAACCATTACGCATTTCTTCACGTGTTTGGCGGTACAACTGAATCAGCTTTGCTTCATCATCAGCCAGTTCACTGCTCTTTAACTCTGAAGCCCCCCACAGAATATAAGCAATATTAAACCCATGGTCTTCAAGCAAATCTAACTGGTCAGTGTCTAAAGGCGCATTATGTTTTTCATAGCGCACAACTGAGTTCTTTTTAACGTTTAAGATCTCGGCCAACTCATCTTGTGTACCTATGCCCAAGCGCTTACGTTCTTCTTTTAAACGTTCACCACGATTAGAAAAATCACCATTTTTCATACTTTTTCCTTAAAAGCACTTGTAAATCACCATAAATAGTACTAAATTTAATAACACTAAGTATCTAAGTACGATTTATGGTGATTTTCGCATGACTACATCAAATGTTCAAACTAAACCTAAACACACTAAGCTTACTCAAGTCCGTTGGACCGAGAAGCAGTTAAAAGTCCTTAAGAAAATTGCGTATGAAAAGGACACAAAAATTGCCATCTACATCCGTGATTTTATGGTGAAACATCACCCCGAGTTAGAAGATCCTCGCAAAGACGAGCAATTGTAATCAAAGCCAATTCCCTATGCTTACAAAGCTACAAACTCAAACAAAATATTCACAATCTCAAACAGTTATCAATGTTCAAACGGGTGATGCTTAATGTCAGATATATCAAGACGCATAGATGACCGTCTAAACCAAATCTTCAACTTTAAAAGAGTTGGAGAATGGTACAGACAAGGCATCTGCCCACAGTGCAGTAAAAAAGAGTGCTATACCCATGCGGTTAAACCCCGTGTGGTGAAATGCAGCCGTTTAAATAACTGTGGTTATGAAGAACACGTCAAAGATATTTGTGAAGATTTATTCAAAGATTGGTCTAAAGAGTTTCCTAAAACTGAAGTAAACCCTCATGCTGCTGCCGATGCTTATTTACGTCATGGCCGTGGCTTTGATATCGCCCCTTTAAAAGGTTTATATACACAAGATACCTTCAGCAACGAACATAAATATCCTGGTCTCTACACCGGTACTGTCCGTTTCAAATTGGCTGAAGGAATTTATTGGGAACGTTTTATCGACCGTCCCGAACGTTTTGGGCGTCAAAAGGCAAACTTCCTTGGCAAATATGAGGGCTTGTCATGGTCAATGGTCGATCTCGATGATCTTTGCAACGCTCCTTCATTTTGGATTACTGAAGGCATTTTTAATGCCATTGCATTAATCCAATCTGGCCAACCAGCTATCGCCACCATGTCCACCTCCAACTATCCATCTGTTTTACTTAAACAGATTGCAGACCGCTGCCATGAGCTAAAAAAAGACAAACCACGTCTGATCTGGGCATTCGACAATGACAAAGCCGGTAAAGATGCAATTAGAAAATTCCACCTCCGTGCGCTTCAGGAAAAATGGGCTTCTTCAGCTGCTCTACCACCTCACCAGATCAAAGGTAAAAACCTTGATTGGAATGACCTATTTATGCACGACTTACTACACAGTGAAGAACGTGCCAAGTATCGTCATTACGGTGAATTACTCATTGCAGAAACAGCTGAACAAGCTGGCTTATTGATCTATAACTTCAAAGAAGGCCGAACCAAAACCTTTTTCTTTAATCACAATTTCCGTCTGTACTGGTTCAATCTGGATTACGACAAATACGCTAAACGTATGAATCAGATTGAAGAAGATCCAAGTTTTGATGCGCTACTTGATCAACAGAAGCGTGAGCAAGCTTTACGTGACTGTGCAGCTGTCACTGAGATCTGTAACGCTCAAATTGATCCCCTTTATTTTGAACGCAATGAGGTTACAGGCGAAGCCTGGTATTACTTCAACGTGCAAAGCCAATGGGCTGAAAAGAAAACTCAATTTACCCCTAGCCAAATTGGTAGCCGTAGCAAATTTAAAGATGCAACGATGGAAGTCATGGCTGGAGCAATGTGGACTGGTACTGATCAACAGCTTGAATTTTTTATGAAGCGTAAAACGGAACGCTTAAAAGAAGTCAAAACTACCGATTACATAGGCTATTCAAGTGAATATGAAACTTACATCTTCCCAAAACATGCTGTGCATAAAGGGCAAGTTATCCCCATTAATGAACATGATTACTTCAAAATTAAACGTCTTGAACTCAAGAGCTTAGCGAAGTCCCCTGTCATTACATTAAACCCGAAAAAAGAATTTAAACCGTTTTGGTGGAAAGACTTTTACCGGGTACGTGGTAGTAAAGGGCTAATTGCCCTCGCATGGTGGACCGGTACATATTTTGCCGAACAAATTCGCTCTATACATAGTTCATACCCTTTCATTGAAATTATTGGCCAAGCTGGTGCCGGTAAATCACGCTTAATTGAATTTCTATGGAAACTAAGCGGACGTAAAGAGTACGAAGGTTTTGACGCCAATAAATCAACCAACGTGGCGATTTATCGTAACTTTGCCCAAATCTCCAACCTTCCAGTTGTTTTGATTGAAGGTGACCGTAACGATGCACAAGGCAATAGCGTCAAACAAGCAAAGTTTAGTTGGGACGAACTCAAAGATGCTTTTAACGGTCGAGCAATTCGCTCGAAGGGCCTAAAAACCGCTGGTAATGAAACATATGAACCACCTTTCCGAGGTGCCATCATGATTTCGCAAAACAGTGCAATTGCAGCCTCTGAAGCAATTTTGACTCGTACTCTCCACTTGTCTTTCGACCGCAAAGGACAATCGCTAGAAACTAAACGTATCGTGGATGCTTTGGATCGTATAGAGCTGGAAGAAGCATGTACTTACATGACTCATTGCCTACGTAAAGAAAATGAGATCCTTACAACATACCAAGAACGTCTAAAAAGCCTTGAAGACCAGTATCACAGCGTAGGTATTACACATACACGTATTGCCCTATGTCATGCCCAAATTGCTGCACTGATTGAGGCTATAGCTGAACACGTACTGAATGGTTATCTCGACTATGAAGAAGTAGCTCTAGCACAAGAAATGCTAATGGAAATGGCTCAACAGCGCGTAGACCAACTCAACGGTGACTGTCAGGAAGTTGAACAGTTCTGGGAAGCGTTTGAATACCTACAAAGTGGTCGATCTGCCTCATTCAGTCTTAACCATCATGACAACGATGCTCAGACAATCGCCATCAATTTAAATGAAATATACAAAGTTGCTGCCCAGCAGTACCAGAAACTTCCTGAAATTACGTTGATGAAAAACCTACTTAAGTCGTCTCAAAAATTCAAATTTATTGAATCTAACCGAGCTGTTAGCTCAAGCCGTTATCCGACCGACGCTGCAAAAAATCTGAATGCTGATAATGAAATGTCAGACAAACGCAGAACAGTGAAATGTTGGATTTTTTCTAATCCTAGCTATGGAGCACCACAATCATGAATACAAGCACAGAAGAATTAAGTCCACATGCTTTACCGTTTGTAGATGAAGAAGAGAACGATCTCCGTATCGTTACACCAACACACCCCATCGCCATTGAAGCCTATGCAGCAGTGAAAGCCATGCGTTGTGACTTTGTGCGAATCATTGCTTCAAGCTACCAGAAATCACCTACGGAAACTGGTTACTTCATTTCTGGCATATTTCCAAGCGATGCAGAACGAGGCCTAAACCGTGAAGAATGGATATCAACTTTTGAGAATTTAAAGGGGTAAATATATGGATGTAGAGGTGTTATTAGAAAAATTGCTTCGTAAAATTCTAAAGCAAATTGATGCTAAGCCAATCATTCCGATTGATTACCAACTTTGGGATGAACAAGACATTGCTAGTTATTTTAAGTACTCACTGGACTACACAAAGCGCCACATTATTAGCAATGAAAACTTTCCACCTAGTCGGGAACTACCTACCTCAGCAACAAGCGATCGGACAGTACCACGCTGGAAAGCCACAGATGTCATCAGCTTTGGAATGGCATTTGATAAAAATTTTATAAAATATTGATCAATAATAATATAAATATACAATGGGATTTGCATCTTTAGAGATATTTAAAAAATGCATATCCCATCAATTTTTAAAACGTAAAAAATATGTTTAAAGAAAAATTCAAAAAAGTTCAATTTAGTTTACTAGAGTTACTCTCAATACTTTCTTTTCTTGGTCTTTGCTATTGTTTATTTTATAAATATCATTTTTATAACATGCTTGGTATTCCATGGTTCATAACTAATCTTAGTCCTCAATATGTTTTCTTTGCATCATTAAAACTTATCATTTTTGCTACAATACTTCTAACAATCGGGTATGTTATGGGATTTTTCATAAGTAAATATTCATTTAAAGTAGTTAGAGTTGGATCTGCACCACTAATATTAATAAGTATAATTGCTTACTTTATTGTTTTTTTAATTTTTCAAAATAGCCTTCCTGAATATATCTTTACTATCAAGTCATCAGAGTTGTTAGTTTCATACTTATTTTTAAATACTGGTATTTTCTTAGGTGCCTTCTATCAGCAAGTTACAACAAATGAAGACATAGTAAATGAAGACATTCTGTTGTATAGCGGAACTATACAAATGCAATTTATAAAATATAAAAAAGAAGTAATTTACGCATCATCATTTTTTTTAATAATTTTATTTTTTATGCAACCAATGTATTTTGGAAAAGTAGAAGCCAAAAAAATTCTGAATGACAAGGAAATATACTTAAGTAAAGCTTTACTCAAAGATTCAATTAAAGAATGGTATTTAATTGAATCTATGGGTGATAAAGTTTTATTAATTGATAAAAAAAATAATATAAAAATCGTTGAATATAAAGAACTTGACTTAATCCAAACAAATAAGAAATCAAATAATTAGCTTTGATAAGCCTTTCGACAAATTTAATTCTTCTAATATTTCATCATTTGTTGGGTTGTAATAAGTCAATGCTTGCTTAGGATCCTTCCACCCAAATATCTTACACAAGGTCAGAGCATTTTTAATGCGTTTGGCCATAAGTGAAGCAGCTTCATGTCGTGAATCATGAAAAGTTAAATCTGAATTTTCTAATCCAGCTTGTTTACGTGCCTTTCTAAACAATGAATCACGTGAAGAATCAGAAACAGTAAAAACTTTAGGACTCCCCTTTCGGTCAATTTTTAGAGCTAAAGTCCACAGCTGAAGCGCAAAATCATCTAATGGAACCTTTCTAGCAGTACCATTTTTTGTTTTATCCAGCTGAACATATCGTTTAGACAAAAAAACGTGCTCAGGCAAGCGATTAACAATCTCTCCGGATCTCATTCCCGTGGCCATAGCAATAAGCCAAATCAATCCAACTTCCTGCATTTTTGTAGTTGGTACTGTTCCAGGCTTATATTTTAAAGCAGCCAACATGCGCTGAAGTTCTTCAACTTCTGTACGTCTTTCACGATGTGGAGGCTTTTTTGGTTTTCTGAGATTTTCAACAGGATTAGATTCAATCCATCCTTTATCCTTTCGACACCAGTTAAAGAATGAAGACAAAGTTGAATAATCACGAAGGATAGTTGATGGCTTGAGTGGCTTAATTGTTCTTTTAGTAACAGCATCTTCCCATTGCTTTAAAAACTCACCTTTATAACAACTAAGTGGCCAATCAGTATTTGGCAAATTGTCCTGGTAATAGCGGATCCGCTGCATCTCTTTTTTTGCAGTAGCTTTAAATCTGGAAACTTCATCTGAGTAACGGCCAAGAGCCTCACGCATAGTAATAACAATTTTACTATTAAGAGCTTTTTGAGTTGAATCATTTAAAATGAGATTTCGTTCTGTCTCCTTGGCCCAACGGATTGCTAATTCTTTTTTTTCTAAAGTTTTAGTAACACGCACACCATTTAAAACAACATCTGCTTTCCATTTCTTATTAGGACGTTGATAAATCGACGTACTCATGTAAATAAAATCTCCTTAATCATTCTCAACTTTCCGATCGGGTGGAAAACGGGTGGAAACATATACCAAAAAAACCCGTGAAATACCGTAAAAAAACATAAAGGCCAGAAACGACAAAGCCCCAAGCCTTTGATATATAAGGCTTGGGGCTTTGGAGAATCTAATAGATTCTGAATATGGTCCCGAGGGTCGGACTCGAACCGACACGTCATCTCTGACAGCGGATTTTGAGTCCGCCGCGTCTACCAATTTCACCACCTCGGGAGAGGAAGTATGTTTGTGTTGCGTATATTAGCGCGTTTGTAAAACTTGTCAAACCCTAAGTGAATATTATCGTTCACTTTTAGATCATTTAAACATTTTTCATGATTTAGGTCAGAAGCACAGCCATAAAAAAGCGAAAAAGTTTATACTAGGCCCAATTTTTGTGGTGTTTTTTCTCAAATATGCAACTGTCTGACTTTTCCTTTGAATTACCTGATGAACTCATTGCCCGTTACCCTCTCGAATCACGTAGTGCTTCGCGGTTGTTGCACTTAGATTCAAAGGGTCAATATCACGATCACATGTTCACAGACATTATCGATCTGTTCGAAGAAGGTGATTTGTTGGTGCTTAATGACACCAAGGTTATGAAAGCTCGACTAAAAGGAAAACGCTCTACAGGCGGTGCAATTGAGATTTTGGTTGAGCGCATGCTGAACCACACCACAGCGTATTGTCATATCAAATCTAGCAACTCACCTAAAGCAGGTGCCGAGCTTTTTGTTGGTGCAGATAATATTCCTGTGATTGTACGTGGCCGTCACGAAAACTTATTTGTGGTTGAGTTTTCACAGCACATCTTGCCTGTACTTGAGCAATATGGTCAGTTACCTATTCCGCCTTACTTTAATCGTGAAGCAGAAGAAATTGACACTGAACGCTATCAAACTGTTTTCCATAATCCTGAAAAAATTGCCAGTGTGGCCGCACCTACTGCGAGCTTGCACTTTGACGAAGAGTTACTAGCAAAGTTAGAGCAAAAAAATGTTCAAAAATCTTTTGTGACTTTACACGTCGGTGCTGGCACATTTATGCCTGTTCGTACTGATGACATTACCAATCATGTCATGCATAGTGAATGGTGTGATGTTCCTCAAGAAACTATTGATCTAATTTTGGCGACTAAAGCACGTGGCAATAAAGTGATTGCTGTCGGTACAACTGCGACACGTGCTTTAGAAAGTGCAGCTCAAGCACATGGCGGTAAAATCGCAGCTTGGACTGGTGATACGCAAATCTTTATTTATCCGGGTTATGAGTTCTGTATCGTAGATCGTTTAATTACTAACTTCCATTTACCTGAGTCTACCCTGCTCATGTTGGTATCAGCGCTATCAAATAGAGACAACATTTTGGCTGCTTATGAACATGCAGTTAAAAGCCGCTATCGTTTCTTTAGCTATGGCGATGCAATGCTGATTGATAAATTAGAAGTTTAA